AATAATTCTTTTTCATAGTGTCATAACAACCTTATCATTAATCGGTTTAACTAGTTGTCCAGTTGATATATCATATTTAATACCTAGAACATCCAATGTACCTGTATATTCAGATCCAGTTGGTCCATATGTTGTGCCCAATAGCACTTGACTAGGCAAAGGCCATACCGCTCCACCAACCATTGACCATGTAATAACTACAGACTGTCCATTTAAAGTATACGAGCCAGAAGATGCGCTTAACTGTCTATGACGTAGTATAGCAGCATCTTGTCCTGTTACATTATATGTTCCACTATTTGCAGTTAAATATTTATGTCTGAGAAGTGTTGCTGCTTGTCCAGATAGTGTGTATGTGCCAGATAATGCTGTTAGTGTGTATACAGTTGCTGATGGTGTATACGTAATATTTACTGACTGTCCAGTGTAGGTATATACACCAGATTGAGCAGTTAAATTTCTATGCCTAAGTATAGAAACATTAGAACCTGTTAATAAATATACCCCACCATTAGCAGTTAAACTTTTATGATGTAGTATAGAAATCTGCTGACCGTTTATTGAATAACTTCCACCTTGAGCTACAAGAGTGTATGTATTTGAAGATTGGACTTCCCAAAAACCAGCAGTAATATTATCTACCGACAATCCAATACCTTTGTGATATAAAGTATCAGACGTTAATCTACCTGTGGGAAATCTCCTCCAAATATTAGCCATTTACAACATCCAATTGTAGTTCGGGAACACCGCTTGATGTAGAATCAGCCGCAATCACAAAACGAAGTGCAGAATCCTCCAAAATTTGAGGTAATCCTGTTTTAAGCATGTCATGTATATCTCCACCATTCGTGGTTGGTATACGCCCAGACCATAGACGGCGCATTACATGTACATTAAAAGTACCAGCAGATGATACAGTACTTACAACAGATTCAATTTTTTGTACACCAGTATCACCAGCTTGTAATGGTAATTGTAACATTCTATTAGCTGTTGGTGCAACACCAGTGGCAATTGTTCCAGTAGTACGTCCAGTAGTGCCACTTTGATTTGTGTAGGTAACAGCAATACTTTGGTTTCCAGTAAAAGCTGTTACAGCTTCAATCCATATTTCAGTATTAGAGAAATCTATTCCATCCAAGACTCTACTGGCATAGGAAGGTTGGGATGCTAAAGTTGTATTTGCATTAAATGCATATGCCCCAGCAGAAAATAGACAGTCAAATATGGTAATTCTACAGGCAACAGTGCTTCCAAAAGTTACAGAATTAATATAACCTGTATTTCCGACACCAAACGCATTGATTTTTGGATAACCGGCAGTAGCATCTGTTGGAACAACTCCATTAGCTGTATTACCAATAGCAAGAGTCCCCGCCCCAGGATTTCCGTTTCTATCAAACACAGAAAATGGAATTGCTGCTACAGTAGTAACTGTATTTGTTTTTATATAACTTATTTTTTGACTTGGCGCTGCAATTAATTGATCAAGAGTTGTTATCGCCATTAGCTCACTCCATTATCTCTTAGCCATTGAATGTGAACATTTAACATAGAAATGTATTGCTCTAAGGCAGGAATATTATGCCACGTACCATAAAAAGTTAAAGAGGTTCCTCTCATATCAGTATCTGATATTATAGTTGCTAATACAATTGAATCTGTAGAAACTATCTCTGATTGATGTTGTGCCATTGATAATTCCTTACGTAATTTTAAATACACCTGTAGTTGCAGTTTGATCCAAGTCAACAACAACTTGTTCACCAGCAGCTACTACTTGACTAGAACCATAATCCCAATAGGCAACAACTGTACCATTCGCACCTTGAGTTACAGTTTTATTAACTAATAGAGCATACCTAAACGTAAAACCACCACCAGAAGCTGTCCAGGTGGCCGGATCTGCAAGTACCAATACAAAATCAGAACCATTCATCCCAGATGAAGTAGTACTAACGTTAGCACCTCCTGCGGTATAACCACCACTAGTGGCTAAATCTGTAGTACCAGAAGTAAACACCTTTGAACCTGGAACAGACGAAGCTAAAGCAATTGCCCATTGGTCTGAACCACAATTAATACTCTCTGCTAAATCTTCATTAGCAGAAGTAACTTTTACATAAGAAGCTGTTGGCATCTTAATCCTTTATGCGTAGGTTAATGATGTGCGGTCATCCCACACATTATCATAATTAGAATTGCCGTCTGCCCATTTAACATCGACTCCGGTACTTGTATCAATTTTACGAATTCGCCATATGGAACTGGAAGTAGGGGCAGCAAAAGTAGCCTCCCCTACATAGAACAAAGTAGAAGTAACTTGATCTAGTTTAAGTGATCCAAGCGAATCTGAACGTTGTTCTAATGAGATTCCCATATTAAGACATTACAGAACGTAATTTTGATAGTTTCTCATTATACTCAGAAACAGATGCTTTAAGCTCTTCACGAAGATTAGCAACTAATTCTTCTTGTTCTTTTAGTTTCTTATCACGACCAGTGAATGAGTTTGCTAGATCTTCAGCGGCTTGTTGCTTATTGACAGCAACTTCTAGTTCCTTTGCAGCTTGTGCAAGTTTTTGTTCTAGATCACTAGCAAGAGATTCAGCTTTCTTAGTCTTGCGAACATATGATTTTTCTAAATCTTCAACCTTCTTAGTATATTCCACATTAAGAGTATCTGCCTTAGTTTCAACTTCTTTACGAAGTTTGTCTAATTCAGAAGCCTTACCAACTGTTTCAATAACAGCATTTAGACGATCTTGTTCAGCTTTAATGTTAGAAAGAACTCGCTCATATTTTGCAGGATTCTTGACAAGATCTAGAAAATCAGCAATATCTTGAATATTCATTAGCGAAGTCCTTGTAGAATTGTTAAAGTAGTTGAGCCAGTACCTGCGGTATTATTCACGCGAACTGCTCGAACTGGAAATGCATAATTGCCATCTTTATTGGCAGTTTGTGCTACCAACGTACTATGTTTAAATGCAGTTGGTGTAACACTAGCATCGAACACATCATCAAATGTATGTTCAATGTCATAAGTAATTGTGCCATTAACAACAATGCCTAAACCAATGTTGAATGGGTTTTGTTTATAATCTAGCGGAATCCACGCCGTTGTTCCTGTACCTGTAATGCTAATTACTTGTGGACGCATAAAAATCTCCAAAAAGAAAGGGGAGTAAATCGTGGTTAAACAATCTACTCCCCTATGGGTATCACATTATAGTGACAATCCTTGTGGTGGAATGACATACTCCACCTTAACGATAACCGGAGTGGTTAGCGTTGCGCTTGCTTTCAGATATACAACCTTATCAGCAGTTTGTTGCACACCTACTTGAGTACCAGTCTGAGCACCACCAGCCGCATAGCCAGTAGAGTTTGGAGCAAAGGCATTTAGTAGATCAGTACCACCATTAGTAAAACCAACGTTTACAGTCTGTGTGGTATTAGCACCAGTACAGATAGTATAGATACCAATAACAACTGCATACTTAGGAAGAACGAAAGCAGCAAACCCTGTTGAACCGTCTGCAACTTCTAGAACACCTAGTTTTACATACGGGTCACGGGCTGCGGGTGTGGTAATAGTTACGCCAGCTGGACCAACATTTTTTGCTGCCATACTATTCTCCTATTAAGCGCCAGCAGAGCCGTAGATGGCCCTTGGGTCGCTCCAACCAAATGAGTAACGAGCAGTGGCCTTGAACTTAGCATTCTCAGTATCGAAATCGTTATCCATTTCAAACTGATCACCGCGACGTTCAAAGTACTTTAGACCATCCTTAACATTGGTTAGGATAAACCAAGCATCACTGTCAGTTAGATAGTGATTGGTTACAACATTGCTAAAGATACCCTTCTGCTTGAGAACGTTAGGATCATTTAGATCAGTACCAACACGACCATCAGAACCTAGAATACGAGCAGCCTCAAACTGTAGCTGATAAGGAATAACTAGTTTCTCAGGCTTGGCAGCGATTAGTAGACCGCGATCATCGCGGAAACCTGCGATGTCAATAACAGCTTGTTCAAGAGCAGCTTCGGATAGGTCAGCAGCAGTTGCAATCTTATTAGACCAAGTACCACCAGCCACATTAAGGTGAGCAGAGTGGATTAGTTCCTTACCATCACCACCTAGATAACCAGAACCTTCAAAGGCGCGGTTATAGATGTTGGAACCAATAATTTCCTTGGTCTGACGCATAGAACGAGCAAGAGCCTTAGCCTTCTGTGCACCAACCTTACCATACTGATCATCTTCAAAGATTTCACGAGTAACGATGAAGCCTAGAGCATAGACAACATGGTTGTAACGTGAAGTGAAGCCTTGACGTTCAGTATCATAAGTGATTGGAGCGCCTTCATTCTTAACTGAGGCTAGACCAAAAGAACTTAGACCTAGATCTTCTTCGTATGCACGATCAGAAGTATTTTTCTCAAAGAGCTTGTCCCACTCAACTGCGTAGTCAGCATACTCTTTACCATAGATAGAGTTTAGACCAGGCCAAAGTAGTTTAGCAAATGAGCTAGAAGTAATTACACCAGACATATATTATCCTTTCAATTAAACGCCAGCAATGGCATTGCCATAAGCATGGGTAGTGATCTTAACCAATACCTTGTTATAGGCAGCATTGGCTTCATTATCTGGACGCTTAACGATACCTACGATTTGTAGAGGACGGGTAGCAGAAGCAGATGGAGCAGTAGTTGAATACACATACATTGGTGAGGCACCAGTGAGTAGTGGATTAGTGTGAGCACTTGCACCAATATCAGCGTTTAGACCAACAGTGGCATAGGCAACAGCAGCGTCAGCTTCAGCTTCAAAGATTAGATCAGGTGAATCTGCGACTAGGACATATTGCTTGGTAGAAGCAGCGCGATAAACTGGAGTATCTAGAGAGATAGAACCACCAGTCATATTACCATCAACAGGATCTTGTTTGGCATTAATAATACCAACAACAGCACCGACAACTGGAACTGAAGCAACTTGTGAAGAAGCAGCAACAACAGCTTCAACAGCAGGGAAACCAGCAGTAGCAGCAGAGTCAGATAGTTTAACTAGATCTCCAACGAAAACTGGAACAGCTTCGCCAGCAGGTACTTCATAAATATTGGCTTGACCATTGTAAGGAGAGCCATTTAGATGCTTTACTGGTTTAAAACCAGCAATGCGGGAGGTGTTTGCCATTTAAATTCCTTTAAATAATTAGACACCTTCCAAGTTATATTAGGTTACTTTAATAGAACCGTACATACCCTGAGAGGCATCTCGTTTCATAGCTTGCTCAGTTTCATTAATTAGAGCAGCCTTAGCAGCCTGATCTTCTTCATAGTATTCTTTCTTAATGCGCATTAGGTAAGATGTAGTACCATCATTACTTGTAACACGTTTTGCAGAACCTAGATCAGAAGGATCAAACACACGAGAATCTCCAACTACTAGATCTTTGTCTTCGACAAATTCATAGCCAGCAGATTGGAAATTTGCTACACGACTACCAGTATCATTAACAAACCGATAGACATAGTTTGGATCTTTCTCACCAAGAATGGCTTGAGGACCACGTTGAAATAGTGACTTGCGTGCTACACGCTTTTCTGAAACTCTACTCATCTTGCACCTCTCATGGTTTTAACTTGCGCTACATATTCTTCTTTAGTCATTACACCAGCACGGACAAATGTATTCATCACGCGGCGTTCATCATCTGTAAGTTCAAAAGAACTTTTATTAGATGCTGCTGGTGCAGTATTCCCTTCAACTGCTGAAGGACGGGTTCTATTAGGATTTTGAAACTTCTCTTTAAATCGAGATTTTACTTGTACAGTAACATACTTTAAGACTTCTTCTGGATCTAGGCCGGGATTTTTATTTGTATATCCCATACCCACAACATCAGCATATTCGCGCAATTCTGGATCTTTTTCATACCAAGCATTTGCACTTACCCATGAAGTAAATCGGGTATCTTGTTGAGCAGGTTGTACCTGTGCAACAGCTTCACGAGCTTTTTGTTCTGCCTTTAGGTCTGTAAGAAGTTCAGAAGCTTCTAGATAGCCATCTGAATTACCTTCTTCTAGGTGCCGCTTTTGAAGAGCTTTAAGCTCATCTACTGCACGTTTGTATTCAGTCTCTTTGACCTTGGTATGATGCTCTTGCAACATTTTAAGAGCTTTGCGAGTTTCTTTTAGCTCCTTGCCTAATCCGTCAATTTTCTGGAAAAGTTCACCACGGTCTACGAATTCTTTAGCAGGTTTCCACTTCTCTGGATCACCTTCAAATTCTTCTTTAGGACGCCAACCCTGTTCGCGAGCTTGGTCCTCATATGGATCAACTTTAGTTTCTACTTGTTGTTCTACTACTGGTGCTTGTTCACCTTGAACTGCTAATAGTTCTTCACTCATCTTTATTCAACCTTTGCAAGAATGTCTATATCATTAACTAAAACATATTCGATACCATCAGTATCTTTAATTACCTTACCGCTATATCGCGCGTAGGAGACTCGATCACCACCTTTCAGAATGGTTGGATCGCGGCCATAATCAATAAAGGCCCGTGGCCCAACTGTTACAACTGTACCATATTCCATAGCTTTGCGTTCTTTTTCAGTAACCAAATCTGGAATAACAATTCCACTAGCAGTCTTTGTTTCAACCTCGTCAGGTTTGATTAGAACTGTGTGTAGTAATGGAACGATCATTGTGTATCTCCCGTTAGATCATCAATGCGAAATTCGAGAGCTTCTCGATATGCGCGGATGAATCCACGATAATAACTATCTTCTACTGAGTTGAACCCGGCTTGCATAGACAAAACTTCTTTTGCCTCTTCAATACGTTCAACCATTGCTAGATAGAAAGCTTTAGTAACTGGATCTTGTCGCCAGTTAGAAAAGTCACTTGCGGACGGAATTGCCATTAGTAGATTTCTCCTTCTTTAGAGATTGCTTATTAGCTTCTTGCTGATGTTGCATTTGTTGTTGATGAGTGGCGGCTTGTGTTGCCATATTCATCTGGGTTTGTTGAGCTTGAAGTTGCATTTTTTGACCAACCTCTGCTTGAGACAATTTAGCATCAAGTACTGCTTGCATCTGTTTTGCTTGGAGTTCTTGTTGCAATTGTGCAGCCTTCATTTGCATTTCTTGCTCTTTAGTAGCACGTTCTAATTGCATCTTGTGTTCAGCAGTTTGCATATCAATTTGTGCTTTTTGTTGATCCACTTGAGCTTTAGCTTTAATAGCTTCCATCTTTGGATCGGGTTGTGGCTGTGGCTGACGCATATACTTTTGAGGTTCTGGAATTTCATGTGCTTCTAGATACAACTGAGTAACTGCCATTGGATCAATTGTACCAAGTTGTAGTAGTTGCATTAGAGCTTGTACCTTCTGTTGTTTCTCTTGTGAAGAGACAGCAGTAGGATCTGCTCCGGGAATAATATCATCCACCGGACCTTGATAATCACTCTGTGGTACAGGTTCATCAAGCACAGATACGTACTCTTCAATGTTCATATAAGTACGATTTAATTTATATATCTTACGAAACTCTGAAGTAAGGGCACGATAAACACGTTTGTAAACAGCAGTGAATACTTTCATGCCCTGCTCAATGGTTGCCATTGTTGTAGTAGCTGGAGTGTTCTGCCCCGGCATCTTACCAACGAAAATTTCAGCAACAGAAGCAAGTTCTTTACCTGACTTGAGCAACAGGTCTAATAGATTAAAAAGAACTTGAGAAGGTTCGCGAACAGGTAATGGGAAGATCTGCTTCTTCAGATCATCGCCGACAGCATTTACTGCTTTCCATTCTCCTGGTTGGAACCTACTCTCTCCCATCTTGATTCGCAAGCCTTTGCCGATGAAACCAGCTTGGAGATTGGACAAAGAACCAGCATCAACAAGCTGATTAATAATAGTATTGGCAGAGTTATTGAGTGGTCCGAGAAGACGACCGAACCCAATGTCGTAAAAGCCACCATCAGGATTAGGAATAAATCCATACTTGGTGTAATATTGAATTGCTTCAATAGAGACAATTTTTCCATTTTCACCGACAGCCACTCCATCAGAGTCAAATCGTGGTACAATTCGGAGAACTTTTTTAGAGGCTTCTTCGACAGTAATGATATATGGTTCAGAGTATCCATCTTCATCTAAATCCAAATATGTATGTTGTTCTAATATTACATATGGTGTAGTTTCATCGTCATTAGCAGTACGCTGAAATGCACCATTAACAGACGTAGTTGGATCTAGCGAATCAGCACTTGGATCACCTAGATCAACATCTAGATAAACTTTCTGGTTCTGACGTTCTTTAATCTTACGCTTTGTAAGATGAAGGATTTCAGTAATACGTTCAGCATCATCTAGATTACGACAATAGTAATTAACTACAAGAGTCTTTGGTAAAACTAGTTTAGAACAATTCTTTTGTTTAGCAGAATCCCAGTAAGTTTTCTTAAAACACGTACCAGCAATAGGAAGTGAAATAAGAAGCTTATCCATATCTTCTTCCCAACCATCCATCTCATCTAGTAATTGATAAGACATGTGTGTGGAGATGCGATTTGCACGAGCAGTTTTCTGACCATCCATATCACTACCAATAACACGACACTTGACAAGTTTACCATTACTAGGAATAAGTGTTGGATATGCACGAGCCGCAAATTGCATGGCAGCAGTAGCTAACAAAGGGTACTTAATATTTGCAGCATTGGGCCATGGGAAGGTTTTTTGAGTAGTGACCTGTAGAGCTAGATCAGTCCAGTTCTTTAGATCTTCTTCCCAAGGTTTACGAGAATCGCAGTCAGTTTCATAACCGGATACTACTTGATTACCAATTTTAATTAGCTGATCTTTATCAAGACTATCAGCAATATTAATAGAGTCTAGTGCTTTATTTAATTCCATTATTAGTATCCAGTTATAGAATCACGACCATGATTAGACCATCCAGAATCTTCGCGTTCTTCGTTATATTCTTCTTCTTTAATTTCGTCCTGAGTTAAACCCTCAGTCATTAGATCAATTAAGATACCTTGGTAAGAAAGTGCATCAACTACGTCATCGTGCTTTGCGCGTGGGAAGGACATACACTCATCTTCAAACGTAAGCCACCAGTCTGCATGTTTATCAAACTTAACCATGCCAGCACGCATGCGTGCTTGGATAGATCTAGCTCGTTGAATCTTATCCTGTCTATGTGGCTTTAGCATCAACACATTCATGTAGACACCAGTCTCAGCCATTTCCCGATTTAGATATGGGCCGATTGCTTTAGAGATTTGTGTATCTTCAATACCAACTGCTAACGGATTGTACACCTTATGAAGAGACATTAGAGTAGCTACAATTTCATCACCAGATAAACGTTCTCTAATACAATTTACAATATGTAATTGACCATTAGAATCCATACCACCAACAAGAATAGCTGTATAGTCTGCGCGATCTTTCTCAGAAATTGCCAAGTCTGCTGTGATGTAATAGGTTTTATTTTTCTTTTTGTCTTCCTCAGTCATTACTAGGAAGTCACCTTTACGGAAGTACCTAATAGAATCATCTACTGGGTTACATAAAATCTCACAGGCATATACTTCTGGAATACCTTGTTCAGCAAAATCAGCTTTTAATTCTTGGAAGAATTGTTTAGTTTTACGTTGTGGCCATAATAGCTTAGTAAAGTCAGAATTATGTGCACGATACTTAACAGCACGCCACATACCCTTCTTTTTAGGAGACCATACTTTTAAATCTTCTACTACAGTATCCTTAGCATTTTCACGTGGCATTAAAGCTTCCAAGGGATCGTCCAGATTCATTGGTGTCCCAACAAAACGGATAATCCCTTTTTCACTTCGGCAAGGAATTAATGAACCATACACCCAGCGGCGGAGTTTATCACGACGATCCTTGTTTGCAACGAGTTCTTCATTCATCAAATCATCAATGAGAATGAGATCTGGGCGTTGCCCATCCCAGAGCATACCACGTAATTTTTGTTCTGCACCTTTAGCTACGATACGAAATCGCGTACCATCAGTAAATTTAACGATAATATCTGTTTCTGTGTCTTTTTCAAAGACAACTCCCTTTTCATTAACAGCTAAACCAAACAAATCCTGAATTTCTTTTGAATCATACAGAATTTGCTTGATTTGTCCTAAGAAAAGGGCTGCTTGTGTCTCAGTGTCAGCAACAATAATGCCATATTTGCGATTACGAAACAGCATACAGGCCAAAGTATAGACAATTGTAATGGTAGTTGATTTACTATGACCACGAGGAGCGCATACAGCAACAAACTTATCATCGGAGCAACATAATTCCCACCATTCCCGGTGGAAATCTGCGAATTGCGAAGCATCATCAAAGAACTTTACTAAACATGATGAAGCAAACCCTTCTACAATCTCAGCGGTAATTTTAGGCCAAGCAGGTTTAGTCCTTGGCTTTAGTTGTTCTGTACTATCTGGCGACTCCACCATAACAATTCCTCATCCGATTGATTTAATCTCATGTAATTAACAATGGCACAAACCAATCTAACATTATCTTTTGTATATTTCCCACCAGTTTCACCATGGACAATTCTATCTATTGAGGCATTGGTTTTTGGATGTTCTCCCAATTCTCCTACAATACATGTAAGAGGGACTCCAGATATTGCACATAAGCCACTTTGCTGTTTATATAAATCTAGACAATCTTCTACGGATAAAGTTTTAACTCTCTTTACAAGACGTTTAAAATACAACTCAAAATTCCCATGAACTTCTTGTCGTTGTTTCTCTCTCCACTTACGCCCAACATCTAGTATAGAAGATCTCTTTTCTTTGTAACGTATTGCAGCACGCTCTGAAGTACACACTTTGCAAGTAGTCATATAACCCACTCGACCAGATGAGCGTTTATGATAATCCGTAACAGGTAAGGATTTATTACACACATTACAGATTTTATATATCATTTACGCTTCTTCTCTCTCTTAGAAATTTCTGATTTCATACTACCATCAGCATTCCGTGAAAAGGATCTATTAGATGCAGGGGATTGAATAAATAAATTTTGCAGACCGTTTTTACCACCCTTACTAACAGCTTTTTTATGTCCAACATCACCTTTTAGTTTAGTTGGTGTAGTACCTTTAGCTTTTGCCACTGTGGACCTCGCTGCATTTCGTTGTGCACGATCTTTAACACGATTTTTCTTTTTAGTGTGCTCCCATTTGAGCTAAAGCTCGCGCTTATAATCTCTTTTTCCGTTAGTCATAAATGGCACGAGCGCCTCCAATCCCTGATGACAGATCTTGATCAGTTAGATATTTTGCTGCATTAATTAAAGCCTTTGGATTATCTTTAAAATAACCCAAACCTCGATTACACTCATTACAGATAATACCACGAACATGTCCATGAGTGTGGCAATGATCTACAACTGGTGAGGCTGGTCCTAATTCACCTTGAAAAATAAAAGCCTTGTTACAGATAGGACATGTATTATGTTGTAATGCTAACGTATCTTGATACCATTGAATAGTAACACCATAGGTTCTTTGTAGATATAAATCCTTCAACCTATCCAAGCTTTGAGAATTTC